GGGATACTTTTGGTAAAGTTCCACCAGAGAAGAATAATCGAAGTGGTTCGGAGAGTTTTGGAAAAGCGATGAGACGCGTGTATCCTTGTCATATGCTGGAAGCAGTAATGACCTAGACCGATTTCCGAGTTAATCAACCATTGATACTGGGTAACGAATATGAAGTTCCTAAGAACTGTTTTAAGAGTTCTGTAAATTTTATTTTTGTAAACGTAACAATGATTTTCTCATACATAAATGCTTCTTTTGCAAATAACTACTTATCTGGATGGGGTTTCCCAATGATTATCACATTTTCTGTAATAATTGCGATTTGTGAAATTTCACTTATCGCTTGGGCATACCCACGTGACGAGGAGGACCGTATGAGGAAAATCACTTTTAAGTGATTAACCCGTAAGGAACTGATCCGTTACGCTATCCTTTTAAGTAACTTATTTTCTGATAGAACTTGATCTGAACACCCTAACCGTTTTGGTAAGGTTGCGAAGTGAAAGGATCTAATAGAATTAGCAAGGAAACAAATGATAACATGAGAAAAGTCTGGTATCACCTTTACAATTAGTTATTGGGCTGAAGTGTTACGTTTGGTAGTACAGTATCTGGATCCTAGATCTAAGCCATTGTACTCATCAAAAATATGGGTTAAAATCCATCAAGGTAAGTTATCTGTTAAGTCATGATCTGGATTACCTACAGTTTTACCAATGAAAATAAAGGTAGAGCTGCAGGGAATGAAAGAATCATTGCATAACGGATCTCTACAAAGAGGTCATTTGATAAAACTTAAACTAATTCTGAGTATGCTCTCGTTTTTTAGAGCATGTTCTCCAGTTTATCGAAAGGTATCCTGAGAGTCTATTGTCGCTCCTTTTGGTGGCGTCAAAACGACTTTAGATGAATTTGAGTTGAAAAAGGCATTGAAATCATTGGGTATAACAACTCTTCGAGTTGGAAAACCATCGATCTTTTTTGTCTCATCTAAAAGTGGTCCTAACTTACCCGTAGCAACATTAGGGCTCGGACTAGATCTTATCGGTTGAATTCTGCGTCCACAAAAGTGGTACGAGTATTGTTTAATTTGTTATACAAATGGATACTTCGTATGTTTAACTCAATTTGTGGTATTTACCATACTTGTTGCACCGGTAGCTTTGCTTTGTCTCCTTTTCAGGATTAAACCTCTGCTTGGGCACATTGCTGTTCTTGAAGAGGCAAGGGGGAAAATGCGTAAGATCGGAATTACTGATTTCTGAACACAAATATTGTTTAGACCATTACATGATGCTATTTATAATCATCTTGCCAAAATCGATGAGGACGGGACTAATAATCAAATTGGTCCTGTCACAAAGATGCTGGAAGCGCTGAAAGTAAATAGTTTTCATGGTAAAGTTCCTACAATACAAAGTTTAGATCTAACAGCAGCAACAGATCGCTTGCCAGTTGATGTTCAGGCACAAATCCTTAATATTCTAGGTTATCCTGGTACGTTATGGAAACTTGTTCTTGACCGAGAGTGGAACACATCGGGGAAACCGGTCCGCTATGCGGTTGGTCAACCAATGGGTGCTTACTCATCATTTGCGATGTTAGCTTTGACAAATCATGTCTTAGTTCACATTGCTATGAATCGGAACAAAATAAATCCTAAACACCGATATGGTGTGTTAGGGGATGATGTTGCAATCGCTAACAAGAAGGTCTCAAAAACATATAAAAGATTACTTGAATACTTAGGTGTTGAAGTTAATCCGATAAAAGGTTTTGATGGTGGTATTCTTGAGTTTGCAAAGAAACTTTTCACTGTCACACGTATCGATATAAGTCCGCTTGGTGCAAAGAATATTCTCCTAACATTGAGAAATCCGGCTTTCCTATCTTCTGTACTTAAGGAGTTATGAGATAAACATTTTCCACTTGTATTCCGTTTAAAACCTAGAAAAGAAATCCGATTGAGGGCTAAACGTCGTGTAAGAGGTATATCCATACCTTTTATCACCCCGAATAGTCTCATCTCGTTATTTTCTAAACTATGGTCTAACACGGTTTTTAAAGATGGACAACATTTACTCAAATTGCCAAAAGGTAAAGTAGGTAGCGTAATGAAATACTCACATGTTGGTGTATTACTTCGCTTAGCATCTTATATTGGTCCGCGTAGTGGTTTATGGTATATTGGACCTGAGGTACGTGGGTATCTCCAAGGATGAGATTACGATCTTTATCAAAAAATTTGATGAGATATTGTCAAGCGCCTAATTTCTAAACGGAAATTATCGACTGTCGGTATCTTCAACCCTAGCTCACCAGCCAATAGGTTTGTGAGGGAGGGGGTGCATTCTAATGTGAAGTTACAATTAGTAAATGCTATCAAATTCCAGAGAGAGAATCGTATACACCTCTTTAGGGTACTACGTAACCAGTGGCTTCTGATGTTAAATCTAACACGGGAAGCCTTCATTATACCGTTCAACACACTACCGAAAGTGAGAAATCTTTACTACTACGAGAATAAGATTTTCTACCTAGATAAAGAGATAACAACTCTGATCTATTTTCTATCCCTATTGCTTTCGCCCTCAGTGCTTATTGTAGCTAGAAGTTATTTGTTAAACTTCTGAAAGTTGGTCCCAAAGAGCATCATGGTGTTGTGAGTTCGTTTCTTACGAATTTGTAATTACTGGAACACACATGGCTTCTTAAGCGAGTCATGTCTGGTCGGTGTTGCTCTTATGTTCCTTACTCGCGACGTATGGTTTGTGACACAAATAGTCACACCCATGGTGATCTGACACTATTTAGTTGTCAGTTCATGAATGAAGTCATTCATTCTACGTTACGTATACTTTTCCAAGATTTGAGGTGCACAGGGGAGAAATGTCATCTTAGATGCCACCTCTCCAGTGTATGACCCCTTGAATCCACTACAAAACCTTTTAGGTATGACCCTTCGTGAGTATAAAACTTATGAAGAGGTCCCTGCCTTTAAGGAGATGATAGCTTTGGTTAAGTATGAAGGTCTTGTGAGAGCTTGGCTTACCGAAAAAGAACGAGTGAAACGCGAAATGGATGCTAAGAGAGCCAAAAATCAAGGTGATCGACAAACCAATAGTGAATCCTCGAAATTAGTAAAAGGGTCAACCGCAATCATGAAAATGAAAGGGTCTCCTACTACTAAGGTGTCGAAGAAACGGAATTCTAAAGTCTTAAACAAGAAAACCCGAACTAAAAGTACGGTTTAACTTGTCTTTTCCCTTATCCTTCCTTTTACTATTACCCACCATATCCTGTCTTAAACAAGATAACGAGTGGTAGTTCTAACTTAATAAGTTGTTGACTATGCAATAGAAC